GCCCAGTCTCGTCCTCGGTCAACTGAAGGCGGCCGCTCGCGGTCGTTGCAAGTGCGCGCGTCTCGTCGTGACCGAATAGGAAGGAGATGATCTTCTGCCCTGCGGATGCGCGAGCCAGTGAACGCTTGAATGCGTTTGGCGCAATGCGCTCCTCGAATGGCAGACCAGCGCTCGCGCTATCCCAGATAGCAGCGTAGCCGCTAAAGGTTCGCTGTCCATCAGCGTCAGCCTCGGCAAGACGATACTCGCCAATCGGCAGTGAGCGAACTTCTTTCTCTTTCATATCAATGATCTCCCTATCTTCAGATGCGATGAGTCGATCTGCCCACGAGAGTACGCGATCAGTTGACTCTGGGTCAGTCGTTTCCACACCCCAGAGGAAGCCGGCAACAGCACCTGCACCTGGGAAGTCTTCGTTGGTGCGGTCGCTGTTTTGTGGTACGCCTTCCCAGTCGCCGCGATGACGGCGAATCCACGCAGCCATTCGTACGAGCTTGTCGCTATCAACGCGACCGGCGGCCAGTTCGCGTGCCTCGGAGATGGTCTGCGCCTGCAAGCCGTCGCCTGCGAGACCGTCCTCAACAAACGACAAGCCACGAGCGGCTGCGTTGCGGACATAGTCTGGAACCTCGTACACAGCGCGACTCTCGTCGGCGAGATACTCGTCAGGCGAGTACGCCTCAATCATCAAGCCGCGAGCCATCTCGCGGACGGCTGCGTCATTGTCAATCGCGTACTCCAACTCCTCGCCGTACTGCTCCTTGAGGAGGCCATACTTGTAGGTCTTGTAGGGCAAGGCGGTCGCGATTGTTGGACCGTCAAAGTCGTTGAGGTGTACCTCTTCAACGCCAGCCACCTTGTATTCCTGAAGCCACGCGCGCGTCTCTTCTAGGCGCTCAATGCTACGCGCCGAGACCACGATCAACTGCTTGTCGCCAGTCATCACCTGCTGGTTGAGCAGATCGATTAGCGGCTGATTCGGCTGCTCGTTGTCAAGGATCAGCGTGCCGTCAAGGTCAACGATGATGTAGCTCAAGCCTGTGGCTCCTGCCCAACTACGCCGATGTTGAGCGGCTTCCAGTGCTGGTCGCCGCCTTCGATGTCGGCAAGATCCTCAAGTCGGCGCACCTCGTTGAGGCTGCGGATACCGTTCTGCAACTGGATTGCGTAGGCGTCCATTCGCTCCTTGGTGGTCGGTCGGAGGAGGCCGTCCATCGTGAACTTGATGAAGGTCTGCTCTGCACCTGGCACGAGCCGCTGCAAGCCAGCCTCTAGGCGTGCGACGAGTGGTCCAAGACCAAGGCGCAGCCACTCAATGCTGACGATCTCAACGCTGTTGTATGAGGTGTTGCCGCCTGGATATTGGAGCAGGTGCAGCGGCACGCCCATCAGACGAGCGATGGACTCAACGCCCCAGTGGAGTGTCTCCACCAACTGCATATCGCTGATCTTCATTGACATCTGCTGGAAGTCTGCACCACCGGTCAGCACCGCGATCTTGTGCATCTTCTCAATGCCTTCGTGACGGCGGCTGAATGAGTTGCGGAGTGAGTCCGCCTGATCCTGCGTCAGTTCGCCTGGGATCTTGATGACGGCTGAAGGCGCTGCGCCCTGCTCGTAGAACTTGGCGCTGTAGAGCTGCGTCGCGCTGGCAAGTCCGAGCGTCGTGCGGTGCTGCTCAACTGGCGATGGTGCGCGGAAGTTTGAGCCAGTCGCAAACAGCGGAATGTGCAGGATTGCGTCAGAGGTCAACTCAACGCCCACGCCATCCTCGCCTGCGACCACATAGACAGGAGCGCCGTCTACGACCTTGATCGTCACGCGGTGCGGATCGAGCACGCGCATCTCAACGATGTCGCCGTTGCGATTTTTGATGAAGAGGACAAAGCAGTTGCCGTCAATCAGCAGCGACGAGACCATTCGATGCTTCAGATCGAAGCCAGTGAAGTTCGGATTGTTTGGCTGTGGCGTGGTCAGCCACGATGGTGATGGTCGGTACGGTCGGCGTGTGCCGTCAATGCGGATGTAGGTATCCCACGGAAGCGACGCGACAGTGTCGGCGTAGAGCTTGACTGCTGCGTAATAGGCTCCGATGGAGAGTGCCGTCTGGCTGTTGATTGCGACACCGGCAGACGATACGGTGGGCTGATTGTCGGTGATCCAAGTGCCACCTACGGCACGCTGCTCACCAAGGATGCGGCGAAGGATGCTCACTTACGGTCTCCTAGCGTATAGCCGATAGCGGCAAGAGCCGCGCCCAATGCGATGAGTCCTAATGGGAGAGAGAGTAGCGCGAGACCTGCGATGACAAGTGCGCCACCCACAACTTCGAGAAGGTTGCTAATCATAGGTTGATCCACTCCACTTTCGCTACAGACTTAGGTTCTACCTGTAGGAACTTTACACCTTGGAATGCCACCACGGCAGATACGGCCGCGTCAATGCGGTCTGGCGAAGCCTTGTACGCCTTGGTCAAGACCTGCCCATAGCGCGTCAGGCGCGTGTGAACATTGCTGATATGGCGAGCCAAGAGCGGATTGCCGTCGTGGCGCAGCCCTTCGCCGGTCGCCACGGCGGTGAAGAATCGGTCAACTGCTGGACCCATACGCTCAATGGTGGCCGTAGGGAAGACCGCCACACGCTTGCCGTACCGGCGCGTCCACTCCTCGATCTCGGAAGCCCAGCCAGGTGGGTCGGCGAAGATCGTCGCGTCGTAGGTCTGCATCACCTGATCGATGACCGCGTCCACCTCGCCGCGCGGCACAGTCCAGTCTGGGTCTCGGTTGGTCTCTGCCTTCTCCCAAGCCTTGATCAAGAAGATGTGACCGTCCATCGTGCAGGCGGTAATGACTGTTGCGTCACGCGCATACGATCCGTCAAAGCCGATGCTCAGGCGCTCGCCTGGGATCAGTGTGCGCTCGCGGTCTGCCAGTTTCATCCACGCCTCTGCGCCGATCCAGCGGTCTGGCGGCTGCACAAAGCGGTTCAGGTGGTAGCGCTGCCACTCGTGCATTGGCACTTCGTTGGCTCGTGCGAGCAGTCGGTCAATGTCTACGAATGCCGGTGCGCTAGGGTTCGCCTGCTCTAGCGCAGCCCTGCGGCCAGTGTCGGTCTCTAGGTCGTGGCTATCAGCAGCAGCCCACCACTCGACTAGGAAGGAAGGGTCGCTCACCTCGCCAGACGAGATGCGCTTGGCGTAGGTCAGCATCCTGCCGAGCAGGGTGTTCTCGTCGGAGCCTGCGGTCGAGATGTTCAACTCCAGCGCCTCGGCGCGCTTGGCGAGCGAGTTGGAGAGCACGAGATGCACGCGCTCTTTGTTACCTGTCCACTCGTGCAGCTCGTCAGCGATAAAGCAGGTTGGTCGCCCACCGTCGTTGGTGCCTGCCGCAGCAGCCACGCGGTACATCCGGCCAGGGCGATCCTTGATCAGGATCTCGGTGTCATAGACCTCAAACAGTTTGGCGAGTGGACCTTGCGTCAGCATGATGCGAGCAGTACCGAACAAAAGATCCGCCTGCTCAAAGGAAGCAGCAGCGATCGGAATATTTGGTGACTTCGGAGCCTTCGGTCCTGCCAGTTCTGCCAAGGCAATAGCGGCGAGCAACTCGGTCTTGCCGTTGCCTTTCGGCGTACCTAGCAGGGCGCGCTTGACGGTGCGCTTCTGTGTGGCTGCGTCGTACTCGTAGAGCCGCCAGATATAGGCGCGCTGCCACGGCTCTAGTCGGAACGGCTCGCCGAACTTGTCGCCCTCACCGTGGACTAGGTTGGTCTCAATCCACCGGCAGACCAAGCCACCCCACGACGGTGGCGGTGGGTTACTGATCGGCGACGAGTAGAGCGGCCTCTTCGGTTGAGTCGTCACCTGCTTCGACATAGCGTGGGTCGGCTTCGGCTTCGGCTTCCGCGATGGCTGCGTTGGCGATTCTGGCATTGAGTTCCTCCAGGCTTCGTGCTGCTTCACCATACACGATGCCAAGCGTCAGCCCTGCCTTGGGGTGCAGACCGAACCGATCCTCTAGTTGGCGGATCTCGGCATCAACGGCGGTGCGCTGTCGGTACATCGGATTGAGAATCTTCTGACCCTGAGAGCCAGTAGTCATCGGCTCCTCGCGTAGGTAGATGTCCATTCGCTCGCGCTCCTCGTACATTGAGAAGAGCCGCTCAAGCGCAGGCATCTGCGCCGGCTGCACGACCTGAGCGAACGGTGAGCGCCAGAAGATCTCCCACGACTTGAGCCAGCGCTCGGTGAGGTGGCTCGGAGCTGGTGGAATGGCCGCAGGATCAATGGCGATCTGGGGCAGCACGCCAAGGTCTTTGGTCGTGGTTCTTTGCCTTTTGTCTGCTGGCTTTTTATGGCTCACGAAAAAAACTCCTAACCGTTGGGCAGCCCCACAC